TCAGTAGCTCAGTTGGATAGAGCAACCGCCTTCTAAGCGGTAGGTCGTGGGTTCGAATCCCCCCTGGGTCACCATTTGATTTAGATACGAACTCTCCACCTTCACAGGATTCTGTAAGATGGGGAGTTCGTTCTTATAATTGAACTGAATTTCAATGTAATTTTCATGCACTATTACACAGCGGACGAGAGATGAGAGCAATATGCTCTTATACTTGTCCGCTGTTTTTAATTTCCGGGAAATGGAGTAGAAGAAAAATTCAATGTGTTGCTCTGTCAATTGTATGCTTCCTTCCAGTAATTTCTGCCGGGAAACCTCATCTTTTAACCCCTGAAGGCGGTTTTCATAATTTTTAATATGATTTGTCATGGTCTCAGAAATAAGACCGTTCTCGACCGCCTGAATACAATTTTTGAGTTTTTTATTAATATCGGCTATCTGGTTTTGGAGGGATTGAATTTCCAGAGATTCTTTTTTGTCCTTCTGCATCTTCATAGCTTGTTTTGCGATAGCTTTGATGGCTTCTGGCTTAGAAAGTATCTGTGTCGTGACTTCACATACGAGATTTTCCAGAGCATCCTGCCGGATATTTTTGGACGGACATTTCTTTTTCAGATGAGAGGTGCAGGCGTAATAGTAGTACAGTACGCCTTGCTTTGAGGTACCGGATACTCCGACCATCTTATTGCTGCATCGGCCACAAAATAGTTTTCCGGTAAGGTGGAAATCTTTACTACATGAGCGGATATGATTCTTCTTCCTGAACTGCATATGTTTCTGGACAGCTTCAAAAGTCATCTTGTCAATGATAACGGGAATAGCATTTTCTTTCCGAATATCCCGCCAGATGAATGTACCGGTATATCTTTCGTTTTTTAGAATAACCCGCAGCGTATTGTAGGAGAATGGCCTGCCGGCTGAATTGGTGTAATGGTGTTTATTCAGCTCGTCAATGATATATTTCTGATTATGTCCCTCCAACGCCAGATGATAGATTTGCCGGACAATGGCCGCTTTTGGTTCGTCAATGATAAGATGATGTTTCTCATCCAACTTATACCCTAAGGGGATGATACCGCCCGCCCATTTCCCTTCCAGGGCGTTTTCCGTCATGCCGCGCGTAACGTTTTCAGCCAGTTCTGCAGAGTAGTATTCTGCCATTCCTTCAATTAAAGATTCTAATAGGATCCCAGATGGATCATCTGCTATATTTTCCATGGCAGATACGACACGAACTCCATATTGCTTGAGTTTGTGCTTATATCTTGCACTATCATAACGATTTCTAGCAAAGCGATTGAGTTTATATACCAGGACAATATCGAAGGACATTGTGGCCGCATCGCGAATCATCATCTGAAACTCTGGCCGCTGATCAGAGCGTCCGGTCATGGCTCTGTCTACGTAAGTATGAACAATGGTGATGTTATTCCGGCGGGCGTAGTCTTCACATACCCGCAGTTGCCCTTCAATGGATTCCTCTCGCTGCCGGTCCGACGAGTATCTGGCATATATTACGGCCTTTACGGCTTGCTTTTCTTCTGTTTTAGGCATAAAAATAGAGCCTCCTTCTAGGGTGTTTGGAGGCTTTATGATATAATATATACATAATCTGCCTCCGACAAGAGTGGATTATAACCGCAACCCGGTACTGGTAATGCCTGGCTGCATTCCCCTGTCATATTTCGTGATATGGCAGGGGCTTTTTATTTTCCCTTGGCCTTGATGCCCAGCAGCTTCTTAAGGATGCCAGGGTGCTTTTCGTACATCAGCTCAAGGATTTCTGTAATGGTGTCTAGGGTATTCTTAGGATGCTTGGCGCTCGGGTAGGAATCAAGGTCAAGCTTTTCTGCCACAAAGTCCAGGCTGAAAGACTCCCAGCTTTCGTGGCGCTCACAAAAATAATCATAAAGGTCGATAAAGTGCATCTCCAGTTCTGGAAGGTGATTCTTTTTCAAGGTTGCTTGCAGCGCTCTCAGATGAGCGTCTGCATAGTAGGTGATGACGTTCTTCCCAGAAAAATATGGTTCGATCTTTGGCCATACGTCTTTGAATGTCGGAGCATCGGCTACATCTTCTGGCTTGATATCGTGATAATTGGAAAAGGAAAATGATTTCACTTTGGGATTTACCAGGCGGATCATATCTTTGTACTGCTCGTTTTCGATATGGCGGACAGATATCTGACATGTGCTGCCATAGCCTTTGTTGGCCCGCTGAATGTTGAAGATGGTGGCCTGGTAAGGAAATTTCACTGGATGCCATTCATCAGCCAGAACTTGCTTGCCTGCTATTCTTTGGGTGTACTTCTTTTGTGCCCTGAGCCGGTCCCGTTCTTCTTTCTCCTCAGGGTCGGAAGAAAAGAGGCTGCTTATAAAGTTGAACAATTCATACATCCCTCCATCCCTGGCTTTTTGAGCTTAATGAAACGATGTGGCACTCCCCGGCAATTGGCCAGGGTGTAAATAGATGTTCCCGGATGCTCTGCCAGATACTCGTCATTTAACAGTAGTTCTACAGCAAACATGTTTGCCAGTCTTTCCACCCGGTCAGCATTGATATTCATGGTATAGGTCTTAAGCCACTGGGTATTGTCATTGGGGGTGCAAAGCGCATGGCCAAGTTCGTGCGCACAGACAAACGGTAGCATGGATTCCGGTGTTCGTCTGTCATCAATGATAATAAATTTTGAACGTTTATATTTGAGATAGTTGCCAAATTTACCGCCCAGGTCCGCATACATGATGCGGATATTTTTATATGAAGCAAGCAGGAATGGATCGTCTGTTTTGTACCGACGGATTAGAGTGGCAACTTTTCGCTGCACATCCATAGGTTTCAGTCCTTCCGGTATTTCTTAGGGGTATATTTTTTCTTTGCAATCTTTTTTGCTACCATCATGGCAGCCTTGATAGTGGCTTTGAATGCTTCCATATCTTCTATATCACCATCGCCCTCATAGGCTGCAGAAGAAACAGAATTCATCATGTCCTCTAGGTCTGATTCTATTTCACGTTCATCCTTTTGGGTAAGTTCTGTTATCTCTGTTTCTTGGTTTAGAATACCATCTGAGAAGCGTGGATCTATATCGGATTTTTTAATATGTAAGGCATCTGCTATTTTTTGTACGTTACCAGCGTTCGGTGTTGAGCGCATAGCGAAATATCCAGATAAAGTAGAAACCGGTATTCCTGTCATATCTGAAAGTTGATACTGTGTCAGTCCCTCGGTATACCTTTTTAAATTCTTTGATATTTGTTCTCGGAGCTCTTTATCAAATTTTGATAGTTTATTTCTGGGCATTTGGTCACCTTCTTTCTCAGTTGATGTGTATATTATAACGAATATAATCGTTTATAGCAATAGTTGCGGATTGTGAAAAACGAAAAAAAACGTTATCTGTTATTGACAAAACGAATAAACTCGTTTATTATGATATTCAGAATAAAGGAGGTGATAAAATGCTAATCACACTAGAAGCAGCAAGAAAGAATATTGGATATTCGCAAAAAGAAGCAGCTGCCTTATTTGGCGTGCATTATCAAACTTTAGCCAAGCTTGAAGAGGATAGTTCGAATGCTCCATACAGCTTTATTCAGTTAATTCCAAAGGTTTATAAAATTTCTAAAGATAATATTTTTTTTGGCCATAAAAACGAGTTTATTCGTTTACTAAGAGCAAACGAATAAAGAGAAAGTGGAGATAGCCGGTGAATAAGGAGGTAAGCAGCATGTATACGTTGATGTGGTATATCAAAGAATACGTTTATAATCACCCGGAAGAATACCAGCAGTGGATGGAGGAGAAAAGGGGTGAGGGAAATGAATGATTTAAAGATTTTCAATAATCCGGAGTTTGGAGATATCCGGACTATCACGATTAACAATGAACCGTATTTTGTGGGGAAAGATGTAGCAGAAATTCTTGGATACTCAAAGGCAAGAAATGCCATTGCCACACATGTTGACATGGAAGATAAAAAGGACGCCCCGATTCAGGGCCCCCTTGGTGGAACTCAAGTAATGACCATCATTAATGAATCTGGGCTATACAGCCTCATCCTCAGTTCGAAGCTGTCAACAGCCAAGCGGTTTAAACGCTGGGTGACCAATGATGTGCTTCCGGCTATCCGTAAGCATGGTGCATACATGACGGAAGAGACGATTGAAAAAGCAATTACTTCTCCCGATTTCCTGATAAAATTAGCGACCAATCTCAAGGAAGAAAAAGAAAAGAGACTGGCAGCGGAACGGCAGATTGAAGCAGATCGCCCGAAAGTCACTTTTGCTAATGCTGTAAACGTTTCCAAAGACGGAATGCTGATTGGTATGCTGGCAAAGTTGCTTCATCAAAATGGTGTGGATATTGGTCAGAAACGACTCTTCCAGTGGATGCGGGATAATGGGTACTTGATGAAAAGCGGTGCCGACAGGAACATGCCGACACAAAAAGCGAGAGAGTTAGGCCTGTTTAAAGTCAAAGAACGTGCCATTGATAATCCGGATGGATCCGTACGACTGACCCGTACAACGCTTGTAACCGGGAAAGGGCAGGAATATTTCATCAATAAATTTTTGAGTGCGAGGTGAATAAGATGATTCGAAAGAAACGACATTACAGATGGGGCAGAATCGGACTACTGGTAGCAACTGCCATACTGGGAACGGTCAGCATCTCGTCTTGCAGGGATATCCTCTTTAGCGAACCGAAGTACATTGAATACCACACAGTTGTCAATGAAGGGGAAACCGTCTGGGATATTTGTTCCAAGATCAACAATAACCGGGAGGATGTAAGGAGTGTGATTTACCGAACAATGCAAGCAAACCATATTTCTGATGTAGGTAATGTACAGCCTGGCACCAAACTAATTGTTTATGTAAAGGAGAGTAAATAATGACCTTTATGAGAAAGAAAAAGCCTGTCGCTGGAGGCAACCAACGGCAGGCAGGTGGAAAAGTTTTACTCATCAATTCCGCCTCTATTTTAACAAATTTTGGAGGGAAATGAAATGGCGTATACAAATTGCGACTTGATTTTATCGGTAAAAGATGCAGAAGACCATAAAAAATGGCTTAAGACACGAGATAAAGGGATTGGCGGCAGTGATGCGGCTGTCATTATGGGATTGAACCCCTATAAGTCCCCATATCAACTTTGGCTGGAAAAGACCGGGCAGGCAGAACCACCGGACTTGTCAGGAAATCAACGTGTTTACTGGGGTTCCAAGAATGAGCCCAATATTGCTGATTGGTTCCAGGAGGAGACCGGTAAAAAGGTAATGCGTCTGGGGACCTTGCAGAACAGGGAATATCCGTTCATGCTGGCCAACGTAGACCGCACAGTGGTTGGTGAGAATGCAGGACTTGAAATTAAGACTGCCGGAAGTAGCCAGTACCGGAAATGGAAAGAGGATGAAATCCCGGATGCTTATTATTGCCAATGCCTACACTACATGGCGGTAACCGGAGCTGACTACTGGTACATCGCGGTTCTCTTAGGCGGCAATGAAGCACGCTGGAAAAAAATTGAGAGGAACGAAGAGGATATCAAAGTTCTCATTGAAAAAGAAAGAAAATTCTGGAATCTGGTAGAAACAAAAACACCGCCTCCGGTAGACGGATCTAAATCCTGTGCTGCGGCTTTAGGGATTTATTTCAAGGAAGACAAAGGATCCGAGATGGTGCTTCCGGATGAAGCGCTGCCGCTGATTGAAAGTGTGAAGTTGGATAAAGAGACTATTAACAAACTGAAAGAAAATATCCAACTGAAAGAAAATCAGCTGGCAGAAATCATGGGGAATTATGAAACAGGACGTATCGGAGATTACAAGGTGACATTCAAAACAAGTACGCCGAGGGAATCCATTTCAATATCCAAAGTGAAAAAGGCGGATCCCGGAAGTTATGAAGCATTGAAAGCAATGGGGCTTGTCACACTAAGCAAAGCAAGCCGCACATTGAGGGTCTGGTAATGAACAAGGACGAGTTCAACTCCCTGCAAATAGGCACGAGGGTGAAGGTTATGAGAGGCCTTTCCACCCCGCCTATCCGCGGGATTTTGGCAGACAAAGTCAACGAATCGGCGTTGATTAGAACCGGTCATACACCATCGGGAAAACCTATTCTCCGGTGGGAACATTATATGAGTTTAAGAGTGGAGGATAAAAAATGAGGATTAAGGAAATACTTTCGCAAAACAGAAGAGATTTCAGGGCATTATTTGTCTGCCCATTTTGTGGGTATGAAGAAGAAAAACCGGGGTACGATGACGCTAATTTTCATCTGAATGTGATCCCGAAAATGGAATGTAAAAAATGCGGGAAAACAGAGCAGGACGGAGCAAATTATCGTCCGTTGAGTACAAAATATCCGGAAGGTTTTCAGGTTTAAAACAGGAGGAAAAAAGATGAATACAAAAGGCGGTTTAGCAAAAAGAAACACGGCAGTTGCGGAGCAGAAGAAAGACGGGTCTTTACAAGGGCTAATCCGGGCGATGGAACCGGAAATCAAAAAAGCCCTTCCAAGCGTTATTACTCCGGAACGGTTTACCCGGATGGTATTTACAGCATTATCAAGCAACCCGCAGTTAAAGGAATGCAGTCCGCAGAGTTTTTTAGGGGCTATGATGCAGGCTGCCCAGCTCGGGCTTGAACCTAACACGCCAATCGGGCAGGCATACTTAATTCCGTACAGAAACAAAGGAAAGTTAGAATGCCAATTCCAAATCGGATATAAGGGCGGTATTGATCTGGCATACCGGAGCGGCGAAATCAAAGACATTCAGGCGCATGAGGTATACGAGAATGATACCTTTGAGTACGAATTCGGTCTGGAACCCAAACTGAAACACATTCCGGCTACACACGACCGGGGAAACGTGATTATGTATTATGCCGTATTCCACATGGTAAACGGTGGTTACGGATTCGAGGTCATGAGCAGGGAGGATGTCATCAATCACGCTAAAAAGACAAGCCAGTCTTTTAACAGCCCCTATTCTCCTTGGTCTAAATATTTTGACGAAATGGCAAAGAAAACGGTCATTAAGAAGATGCTGAAATATGCGCCGATAAAAACGGACTTTGTCCGGGCCCTGGCGGCAGATGAGACAATTAAATCTAATATTTCGGAGAACATGGCAGACCTCCCGGATGAAACGGTGACGATTGACGTGGAAGCACAAACGCCGCAGGACGAGGAAATCTCGTTTGACCCGATACCGCCGACGGTAGACCCGGAAACCGGGGAAATTATCCCAGCTGATAAATCAGCAGATGAAAAAATTTTAAATGAATAATGGAGGCTGAAATCATGAATCGGAAAAAATCAATTATCATCACCAAAGTAAAGATAGCCAAAGGAAAAATCAAAATTAATTACGATAAATCTCGCGAGGGCTTTTCTGAATCTTTCTACATGGAATCAGGAGAAAAAGCTGCCCCCGAATTCTATGGTGCTTTTCAGAATTTATCCGCTCATGTAGCGGCTATCATGTGCTTTATTGGCGATGTGATGAAAGATCGTATTGTTCCGAATGAAGTTGCATTCTCTTATGACGATTTAGGCCTTATGACTGCCAAGATAGGATTCAATCTCTATATACCGGTGGCAGATGAATATGTATCGATTAGCACACCTGCGCGGAAGGAAGCATTAAAAGCTACGGATGATAATGATCCTAAATTTCTTGCAGACTCAACATTGAATGCTCTGCAGGATGTCATTGACGAAGCCGAAAAATATATTAATGGTGAACGTGCACAGGGTGATTTATTTAAAAATGCAGGATAATCCTTCCTGGATTGAATTAGGGACAATACCGGCGGCTCGTATTTGTTTTTGCCGGTACGTCCTCATCTCTGATTGAAAGGAGGGAGACAATGGCCGATAAAAGAATGATGAGTAAGTCTGTCATTGATACAGATGTATTTCTTGATATGCCGGCAAGTACTCAATGTTTGTATTTTCATCTGTTGCTGCGTGCGGATGATGACGGATTCTTGAAAAATGCGAAAACCATTATGAGGACTGTGGGCGCATCACAGGACGATATGAAGTTATTGATAGCGAAACAATATCTTATCCTTTTTGATAGCGGAACAATCGTGATTAAACATTGGAGAATTCATAACTACATCAAAAAAGACCGATATAAACCTACAGATTGTGAAGAAGCGCGTCTGATTGATGTCAATGATAAAGGCGAATATATCTTGCTGGAACCAACCTGTATCCAAAATGGAACCACTACGGAACCAACCTGTATCCAAAATGGAACCTCAGGTAAGGTTAGGTTAGAGATAGAGTTAGGTAAGAGTAAGGGTAGCGTAAATAAAAAAATAAAAAAAGAAAGCGCGCTATCGGCGGACGTGAAAAGACAAAAACTATTTGCTTCGTATCAAGAGAAAATCAAACCCATCAGTGGCAGTGTGGAAGGTGATAGGCTATCAAGTCTTCTTGATGATTATGGTTTGGACCTTTGCCTGAAGGCGATTGACAGAGCTGTACTCAGAAAACGACGATCTCTCAGATACATTTCCGGGATATTGCGAAGTTGGCAGAAAGACGGATATGATGAACCGAAAGAAGAAAACGATGATAGGCGGTACGTCAAGAAAAGTGAAAGCCCGCCGGAAGAGGTAAATAACATTCCTTTTTGACAAAGAGGTGATTAGACATGGAAGCAGTAAGCGAAAGTATTGCGGACACCATCAGTGAATTGAAGCTAAGTGCAAAACATTATGCGCCAGAACCGACAAAACTTTCCAAGGACGGTATTAACTGCACACGTTGTGGAAACAGCGGATGGGTACCCGTTGAGAAGGAAAACGGTACTGTAGCTATGGCCTATTGCCCTGATTGCTGGGAGCGGCGGCAGATAGCTCGGAGGCTCAAACAGTCGGGCATCTCTCCCCAAGACTACGAGCGATATACCCTGGATACCTTTGATGGCAATAGAAGCCCTGTTGCCGGCAAGATGAAAGCCCTAGTTGTCCAGTATTTGCATGAGCATAAACCGGACGGTCCTGGATTTGGACTGTTTGGTAAATCCGGTATGGGCAAGACCCACATCTGCATTGCCGTGTGCCAGGAGCTGACAAAGCACTTTCATGAACCGCACTACTATTTTTCCTACCGGGCGGAAGTACCAAAGCTGGTAAAAGCATCTAGAAGCTATAGCACAGATTATGATGCTGCCATGCATAAATGGAAGACCTGCCAAAATCTGTATATTGATGACCTGTTCAAGTTCTCTGGAAAGGTGCAGGAAGGAAAGTTGGTAGATATTGACCGGGAAGAACTGAAAGTCGTCTTTGATCTGATTAACGCCAGATACTTGAATCACCTGACAACGCTGTTCAGCAGCGAATACATGGTGAAAGATATGACCGATATAGATGAAGCCTTGGGAAGTCGAATCTATGAAATGGTGAACCCATATGCAGTACTGGTAAAAGGGCAAAATCAGAGACTGGCAGGGCTACGCCGATGATTAAGAACAAAGAAGGATATATGGATCCGACGTATGCTGGTGCATACAAAACAATCCGGCAGGAAGAAAAACGGAAGCAAGATGAAGCGGATGCGGCCAGAATGGAGACAGCAATTCGCCAGGCTAAAGCTATTTTCAAAGAAGCTGGGTTTGAAGTCATTGAACGAATTGTACTTAAAAATATCCGAACTGGAAGGGTTTACAGATAATAACAGGAGGCCAAGCGATGAAAGGATATAAAGGGTTTGACAAAAACTGGAAATGCCTTAAAGTTAATGGGAAAATTATTAAGGCTGATACATTTTACAGGCTTGAAGATGGGAAGATAGCTGTATTGACTGATTCGGGGGATAAAAATGAATGAGGTATTAATATTTTTCTTGGGCGCCATGAGCGGCGGGATGATCGCTACTATGCTCTTGTGTCTGTTCCTGGTCAATCGGGAAAGATAGCTATCATAAAGGGAATGATGATGTGAAAAGAATCTTAGATGCCTGCTGCGGATCCAGGATGTTTTGGTTCAATAAAAATAATACGGATGTCGTCTTCATGGATAAGCGGAAAATCAATACAATTCTTTGCGATGGTAGGCAACTTATAGTTGATCCTGATATTATTGGTGATTTTACTGATATCCCATATGGGGCAAATCGGTTTAATCTGGTAGTTTTTGATCCACCACACCTGGTTCATGCAGGAAAGAACAGCTGGCTGGCTTTAAAATACGGGACTATTGAAGGGAACTGGAAAGACATGGTTCGAAAAGGAATCAAAGAATGCATGCGTGTTCTAAAAAAGGATGGTGTCCTGATTATGAAATGGAGCAGTGACCAGATTAGCACGAAAGATGTATTGAAGGTGTTGCCTATGCAGCCATTATTTGGCAATCGTCGCGGGAAAAGTATTTTTCTTGTTTTTATGAAATCTTGAGGTGAAGTGATGGAATTCATAGTTGAAGGAGAACCGCAGGGGAAAGCCAGGCCAAGATTCAGCCGCAAAACAGGGACGATATATACTCCGGCAAAAACAGCAAAGTATGAGAAGCAGATCCGTAAGGCCTTTCTTTCTGTCGGTGGGAAAATCATTCCGGCTGATTACTATGTTGGCGTTACTGTTGATGCTTATTTCAAAATCCCGAAGTCATATACGAAAGGCAAGCGGCTGGCTTGCCAGCATAACATTAATCGGCCGGCAAAGAAACCGGATATAGACAATACGCTGAAGGCTGTACTGGACGCACTTAATGGGGTGGCTTATGAAGACGATAGGCAAGTGATTGAGGTCAACTGCCGGAAGTGGTATTCACAGAGTACCGGGTTTTTGAAGATAAGTGTAAGAGAAGTAAAAACTTGATATGGGCAAGGCGGAGAGTAAAAAGCTCCAGCCTTGCTTTCCGCCGTTTATAGATGGGAGGAGAAAGAATGTATCATAATGACTATATTGATGCGGTGAAAGAGTATCTGTTGAGGTATCGGGAGTTCTCGCAGTATGTAGCCAATGTGAAAGCGGATATAGAAGACTGCGAAGCCATGCTGAAGCAGGATGCTGCACCGACTGCGTCAACACTTTCTCCAACCGGCGGTTGCAATGGCGGTGAAAAGATCAGTCAGGAAGAACGAATCTATATGCAACGGGAGAGTTTACAGGAAAAAATAACAAAGTATCAAGCGGAGCTGCAGCAGATTGAACCACTGATTAAAAGACTGAATCGCTCTATGGAATCCTTGGCATCTATCAATGAGACAGATGCTCTTATATTGCGGGATAGATATATGGATGGGGTATCATGGGAGAACACGGCTCGCCATACTTGTTGCAGTGTCGGCTTTTGCCGTAAGCGGGCAAGAGAGGCCTTACAGACTTTAGCACGTATGATGTTCGGGCCGGATGCTATTCCCTTTCAAACGTCACTGATATTCTTTAAAAAGTCATAGCAGATTGTGGATAACTTTTTATCCGTGACAGTTTCGTAGCACTTTTGAGCAGAAACGTGACTGATTCATGTACGATTTGTGTACGAAAAAAGCAGGAAGGGTGTGCTATACTAATACCATCGAAAACTGAACAGCAAACAGACGGCCACGTGTAACAGCGTGGTTTTTGTTTTTCATCCTAAAATCTGGAAATGAAAACAGATTTTGAAACTGAAGTTAATTTTGGTTTTGAAATTGGAAAGGATATTATTGTGGCACGAGAATTTAGTAAGGATATATACAACAGCCAGCGATGGCGTAAGTTAGCACATGCTTATGCGGAGAGTCAGCACTATGTATGTGAGCGATGCCAAAATCGTTCATTCGTTGGGAGTGGGAAACCAGCTCGATTCATTGTGCATCATAAGCAGTATCTTACTCTAGAAAATGTGAATGACGATAGCGTGGTATATGGTTGGAATAACCTTGAGCTGCTGTGTATCTATTGCCACAATGCAGTACATGCATCAGGGCTGGACCGGGAGTGCCTATTTGATGATGATGGCAATCCGATTGGTATCATCGACCATGAACGATAGACAACAAGCCCCCCAGTCTATATTTTGAAAAGATAAAAAATCTACGCCGGGGGCGGGCCTTTCTGTAATACAAGCGGCATCCGCCAAGGGGGTGTAGTATCAAGATTAAGGGAAAAATACGAAAATCAGAATAAAAAAATAAGGAGGTGATGGAGTGAGACAGATTAAACCGGAAACAGCCATAAAAAGAAGAGTGAAAGCATTGCAGGAAGCACTAAAAGCCGCCGATGAAGAGAAGCAAACGGTTGTGACCCCACTGATTGGGCAGGTTGCACGTCTGGAATACCAGCTGCAAAAGCTTATGGAACAACTGGAAGTTGTGGGATTTGTAGAGGAATATAAGAACGGGGAAAATCAGTTTGGAACCAAGGAATCAACGGTTTCAAAGGCCTACTCCACCACGTTCAAGAACTATGTAAGCGCCATCCGTACCCTGGTGCAATGTCTTCCGGCCACAGCTGCCCCTGATGCAGAGGATACGCTGACGGAATTCATCAAAAATAGGCCTTGAATTACATTGAAAAGTATTATGGTGGCATAAAATCCGGTCAGATAGTGGTATCCGATAAGGTACGGCGGGTATTTAAGCATCTGACGGAAAAAATAAATGATAAAAATGCGCAATATATCTACGATGACTCTAAAGCCCAGTATGCAATTGACTTTATTCAGACCTTCTGTAAGCATTCGAAAGGGAAATGGGGCGGCAAATCAGTCATCTTGGAATTGTGGCAAAAGGCTATTACCGCAGCTCTTTTTGGATTTGTAGACAAAGATACGGGGATCCGGGAATACCGGCAGCTGATTCTTATTGTTGCTCGTAAAAATGGTAAGTCTACATTTGCTTCTTGTCTTGGTCTTTATCTCTTGGTGGCAGACGGGGAAGCTGGACCAGAGATCTATTCCGCTGCCACAAAAAAGGACCAGGCGAAAATCATTTGGAGAGAAGCCTGTTCCATGATTAAGAAATCAATCGCACTGAATAAGAATTTAGATCTGCGTGTTTCAGTTATCCGGTCACGATTCAATGAAGGCTCTTTTGAGCCATTAGGTAGTGATAGCGACAAATTGGACGGTCTGAATGTTCATGGGGCTTTAATTGATGAACTGCACGCACTAAAAGATAAGAATCTTTATGATGTACTCATTGATGGCATGACGGCTCGTGAACAACCTCTCTGTATTATAACGACGACAGCAGGAACGGTCCGAGACAATATTTTTGATTTGAAATATGATGAATGTGAAAGGATTATAAAAGGATATGATGATTCAAATGGGTATAGAGATGAAACGATTCTTCCTATCGTCTATGAACTGGATAAAAGGGACGAATGGACTGATTCAAAATGCTGGCCAAAAGCAAATCCGGGACTGGGGCGCATCAAAAATACTCAGACACTGGCGCAGAAAGTTTATCAGGCGCAACATGATACTCTACGAGTAAAAAACTTGTTGTGTAAAGACTTTAATATTCGCGAAACCTCCGGAGATGCCTTTTTTACATTTGAACAGATCAATAATGAAACCACCTACGATACTCAGGAACTCAAGCCCAGGTATGGCATAGGTGGTTTTGATTTGTCCGAAACAACAGACTTGACATGTGCCACCATGCTTTTTTGTATCCATGATGATCCGAATATCTATGTAAAGCAGATGTATTGGATTCCAGAAGATTTGCTTGAAAAAAGGGTACATGAAGACCGGGTGCCATACGATATTTGGAAAAAGAAAGGCTGGCTTCAGACTTCGCCTGGATTCCGGAATGATTACCGACTAATCATTCAGTGGTTTGTTGATGAGATGGAGTATGATGACATCTATCTGTATAAATGCGGATTTGATCGATGGAGTGCTGCTTATCTTGTGCAAAGTATGAAAGAACGATTCGGAGAAGATGTAATGGTACCGGTTGCACAAGGTAAACAAACCTTATCTGGACCAATGAAGAATTTAGCGGCGGATATGTCCGCCAAACGTATTATCTATAATAATAATCCTATTCTGAAATGGTGTATGTCTAACGTAGCTGTAGATGTGGATCGCAATGACAACATTCAGCCATGTAAGACATCAAATCCTCGAAAACGTATCGATGGATTTGCTTCTCTTTTGGACGCATATACGGTTTATGAACAAAATAAAGAAGATTACATGAATATTATCTAAAAGGAGGTGAAGACTTGGAACTAAGAAGCATGGTGCAAAATATTTTTGGACGGTTATTCCATCGTGATGGATTAACCAGAGCAAAACTGCTGGATGGGTACTCTAATAATTATGTTCCGTTCGATGGAAATGTTTACGATACCGCAACTGGGCGGAATTGTGTTGATACAATTGCTCGGCATGCGGGGAAACTTCATCCCAAACATATTGTCCGAAAAGAAGGAAATATTATTAAGAATGCGGATGATAAATTACAGTATTTGCTGTCTGTCCGTCCAAACTGGCTTATGACAGCCTCGGAGTTTATCGAAAGAATTATAGCGCAATATTATTGCTACAATAACCTATTCGTATATATCCAGCGGGATATGAACGGGAATGTTAGTGCCTTGTGGCCACTTAATTTCGGTAATCTTGAATTATATGAGGACCGTAAAGGGAATCTGTACTGTAAATTTACCTTTGGCAGTGGGGAACAGGTTGTTGTGCCTTATGATCAATTGATTCATATCCGGAGGAATTACAACCGAGATGAAGTATTTGGAGATCCGGAAGGGCAGATTTTGGCGGAAGACATAAACCTTTTAAAATCAGTCAAAGTGGCTATCATCAATGTGGTTAAGAATTTTAGCAAACTGCGCGGCATCATCCAGTGGGCGGGCACGGTTCGGCCAGAAGACCAGGATTCCCTGTGGCATAATTTCGTTGATTCATTTGCTGGTCCATCAAATGGGAGCGGTATCGGCTCCCTTGATAATCGCGGTAAATTTCAACAGCTAACAACGGATACACAGACTTTTGATAAAGGGCAGATGAATTTTGCCCGTGATAATTTATACAAGTATTTTGGAGTGAATGAAAATATCATTTCCGGGAAATTTACCGAAGAAGAATACCAGGCATTTTATGAGAGCGTGATTGCTCCGATTGCTATCAAGCTGTCCCAAGAGTTTACAGAAAAGCTTTTCACACAAAAGGAAAGGGGATTTGGTAATGAAGTGGTCTTTGAGGCTAATCGGTTAGCATATATGAGCACAGCATCCAAAGTAAAGATTGCTGCAGCCATGATTCCTGCTGGAGCTATTAAGCGTAATGAAATCCGTGAGTTATTTGGATATGCTGGCCTGCCAGGCAAGGAAGGCGAGGAAATTGTGGTATCGCTGAACTACGTGAAAACAAAGGACCAGTCTCTTTACCAGACTGGTAAAGATGACAACGAAAATGGCACATCGGAAGGAGGTGATGGGGATGGAGAAGAAGATTGAGTGCAGACGGCTGGCATTGAGAGCTGCCGACCAGGAAGGCGGAGGGGAAGGCCTCCATGTTGAAGGGTATGCAGCCGTATTCAATGAAAAAACGCTGCTGTGGGAGTCGCCATATAGTGGGACAAAGTATTACGAAGTGATTGACAGGAATGCTGTCGATGCCAATACGGACATGAGTGACGTAATTCTTAGATATAACCATTCTGATGCGGCACTTATCCTGGCACGCACATCCAATGGCTCTATGAAAATTGCAGCGGATGAACGCGGAATCAAAGTAGAAGCCGACATTGCGCCGACAACTGCCGGCAAGGATATCTACCAGCTGATTAAGCGCGGGGATATCAATAAAATGTCCTTTGCCTTCACGGTAGATAAGGATGACTGGGAAAATGATTCCGCAACAAAAGAACAGACCAGGACTATTAAGCACATTGACATGATTGTGGATGCCAGCCCGGTGGATTTTCCGGCCTATGATGGCACTAGCATCGCCGCCCGTGACCATGACGGCATTATTGAAGAATTGAAGCATCGCGAACAGGAGCATGAACTCCGTGAAAAGTTGATTGCCGAAACGTATTTATAAAAAGGAGATAAAGTATGAACAAGAGACTTATTGAAATCAGGAATCGTAAAGAAGAAATTAGAAAGGCCTTACAGGGAGAAGGCAAAGTTGATCTGAAAGCACTCCAGGAAGAATTGCGCAGTCTGGACGCTGAACAGAAAGAAATTGAAGAACGCGAAAAGATTGCTCATGATATTAATGTTGGTAAGGAATCATCGAGTGTGCATAAACGCCAGAAACCAGAAGAGGTTGCTGTAGTTCATGACCTCGATTCTGAGGAATATCGTAAAGCATTCATGGACTATGTTACTCGTGGTACTGCCATTCCGACCGAATTCCGTGATGCTACCAACACTACGGATGCAGGTGCGCTGATCCCTCCAGTTACTCTTAACCGTGTGGTTGAAAAGATACGTACCTATGGGAATATTTTGCCTCTTGTTACTAGAACGGCGTATGCATCCGGGCTGGCAATCCCGACTTCTGATGTAAAGCCGGTGGCAACATGGGTGTCAGAAGGCGCAACTTCTACAAAACAGAAGAAGACGCTGGGGACGATTACCTTTTCTCACTTCAAACTGCGCTGTGCTGTAGCTGTTACTCTGGAAACGGAATACATGAGTTTGTCTGCCTTTGAGGATACCATCGTATCTAACGTTGCAGAAGCGATGGCAGTTGCTCTTGAAGAAGCTATTATCAAAGGTACGGGGAGCGGACAGCCTACTGGCATTATTAAAGATCTTACTAAGGGTACCGCGATCAATGTAGCCAAGCTTGGCTATGATACTCTGGTCAATGCTGAAGCAGCTGTGCCTCAAGCTTATGAAGCAGGGGCTGTATGGGTGATGACTAAGCAAACATTCATGCAGTTTATTGGTATGACTGATTCTGAAGGGCAACCCATTGCCCGCGTTAACGCTGGAATCAATGGCGTACCGACACGTACTTTATTAGGGCGAAATGTTGTTCTTTGTGAGCACCTGCCGAGTTTCGCGGCTACATTGACTAAGAACAATGTTTTTGCCTTCATCTATCGTATGAAGGACTATGTACTGAATACTAATTACAGTATTGCCATGAAAGTTTACGAAGACAATGAAACGGATGATATTGTTCGCAAATCTATTATGATTGCTGATGGACGTCCGGTTGACTTCAACTCTCTGGTGCTGCTGACAGGGAACAAGTAAGGGGATTATTTATGGTCACGCTTGAACAGGCTAAAAATTACTTAAAAATAGATAGCGACATTACCGATGATGATAACTTAGTGACAAGTTTAATCAATGCGGCCGGTGATTATGTTAAGCGGACGACAGGGAAAATAAATACCAATGCTAACAGCAGCCAGCTATATGACCTTTGTGTCAAGATGCTGGTTGCTCATTGGTATGAAAACAGAGCTGCGTATAGTTCAAAGCCGGGAGCAATCAATGATATACCTCACACCGTTACTGCGCTATTAATCCATATTGCCCAATGTGCAGCTTATCCAGAGGAATAGTCTAATGATTAACGTTGAAATCGGCTCACTTGATAAACGTATTCATATACTGAAGCATACAGAAACTATCGATGAATATGGGCTGACGCATCAAGGATATACAGATGCCATAGGTAATTCCGTATGGGCACGGATAGAACCAGCGCGTGGCAAAACGTATTACGAACAGTATAGGGACAAAACAGAATTCATCACAAAGATAACTATCCGTTACCGCAAGGGTATTGATACAGATATGTTGATACAATACGGTAATACTACGTATAAGATAACTTCTGTAGTAGACCCATATGAAGCCCATGTAAAGCTGGAACTCATGTGCAATTTGAAGAAAGTGGGGGATATCCATGACAATTGATGACTTCTGCAAAAAGCTGAATGACTTTGAAAGACAATATCCGGCAGATGCCTCAGATTCTTTGGAGGAAGGAGCCAAGAAGATGGTAAAAGCCATCAAAAGAGATACACCTATCGGTAAAAGCAATCACAAGCGGAAGCTAAATAAAAGTTGGAAAATGCGGATGATTAACGCTTGGGGGAAAGAACCAAAAGCTGAAATCAGAAATATTGCGCCACATTATCATCTGGTAGAACGCGGCGTAAAAAATCCGAAAGATTCACATGGAAACCCTAAACCAGAATGGCAGAATGCGTTAAATAAGCACAAGGGATTCTTTGAGAAATCCGTACAGAAAAATTGGGCTGGTGTAAAACGGACCATGGAAACAACTTTCTTTGAAAAGGTGCGTGGTCATATTGGCTGAAATAGTACGTCAGGCACAGGCCATCAAAAATATTATTGCTCTTCTGATCAAGGAGTTTGACTGTAAGGTTTATTCTGATGAAGTTCGCGAGAACTTTCAGAAGCCTTGCTTTTTTATTTCGGCATCATCAGTAATGACACCACAAACAGTAAACTGGATGGATAAGGAACTCACCATTCTGCTTACCTATTATGCAAAAGATTCTAATAAGAATGAAATTGTTTACATGGATATCATTGATAGGATACAGCAAATATTCTCTGTAGGCGTCCAAGTAGATGACCGGTATCTTAAAATTGAATCGGTTGAAGACGACCGGGTAGGAGAAGAGGAGGATATTCTGTCCATCACGATTATCATTCATTACAAAGAGCGGGTATATAAAGATCCTGAGGCTGTAGCTGAACTCATGGGAGAGGTTGATGTCAATATCAATCATAACAGTAGGCAGCCGGATCAGGAAACATTTACCGGTAAAGTGAATAAAGACAGTATTTAAAGGAGGAAAAATACATGGCAAAATTAGGAATGCCTTCTGTCACAATATCTTTTATTGAGGCGGGTATCGAGGCTATTAAAAGAAGTCAGCGTGGTATTGTTGCTCTGATTTTGGAAGAACCGCAGGAAACAATTACTAAACTGATGACTGACCATAAGGACGGAAAAGGCAATTCAGTTTCTGCAATCAAGAATCCATTTACGGTTTATACCACAGATGATATTCCGTCTGAAATGACGGCCGACAATCAGGACTATATCACAAAGTGCTTGATGGGATATGTTAAATCACCGTACCGTGTAAAAGTATATCTTATGGCAGCAATATCAGAAAAAGGTAAAAATGGTGAGGCAGATAAGTTTGCAGATACCCTGAAATTACTAGCAACCGACAGATGGGACTATCTGGCTATTCCGACTATTGCGACACAGCAATTAGAATCTGTGGCAACATGGCTCAAGACTAATCGCGAGAATAAGTATAAGAAGTCTAAAGTAGTTCTGCCTGGGTATTCTGGGGATTATGAGGGCATCATAAATTTTAGTAACACTACTATCAAGACATCATCTAAAACCTATACCGGGGCACAATATACACCGCGTATCGCCGGACTGATTGCAGGGACTCCGCTAACGATTTCTGCTACGTATGCTCCGCTATCTGAAGTTATTGACTGTGATAGACATACAACAGATGAAAATGACGAGAAAGTAAATAAAGGGGAATTCTTCATTTGGTACGATGGTGAGAAATTCAAAATGTCCCGTGCGATGAATTCTCTTGTGACAACTACCCAAGGTAAGCTGGAAGCATATCAGACCATCAAGAGTGTGGATATTATGGATGCAATCTATGATGATATCAAAAAAACGGCTCAGGATAGCTACATTGGCAAATATGCCAACGATTATGACAATAAGCAGTTACTTATTTCAGCAATCATGGGATATTTTAAGGAACTGGAAGATGGACGTTTGTTACAGAAAGGATACTCTGCCGTAGACATTGATGTATCAGCGGTTAAGAATTACCAGCTTCAGCATGGTTTGTATACGCAGGATGAATTGGCTGATATGAGCGACCTTGAATTGAAGAAGCTAGATACTAAGAAACTGGTATACTTGACTGCAAAGATTAAGATTCTTGACGCAATGGAAGATATTGTTCTTCCTATTAATATTTAAGGAGGTGGCATAATAAATGGATTCTATGAATGCACAGCAAGTTATGTCTGGCACTGAAGGTGAAGTATGGATTGATGGAAACTATATGGCACAGGTCACTTCTTTCAAGGCGGAAGTGAATCTAATTAAAGAAGAAGTAAATCAGGTCAAAAAACGCGGAAAACAGTATAAAACTACTGGATGGGAAGGTAAAGGAACTATCAAAATGAACCATGTGTCTTCTTACATGATTCAGAAGCTGTCTGACAATATCAAAAATGGTCATCAAACAGTGTGCACCATTGTGGCTAAACTATCAGATCCGGATGCAATCGGTGATGAAAGAGTTGTAATTCGTGATGCAACATTTGACAAACTTACTTTAATGGATTGGGAAGCAAAAAAATTGACAGAGGATAGTTATGATTTTACGTTCACTGATTATGACATCCTTGATGAAGCAGATGAATAGGAGGAGAATTTATGAATTTGGCAGAAGCGTTACTGGCGGCAGACGCCGGGAAAATTACTAAAAAAGATGTTAAAGATTTTGAAGTAAAACGACTGACAAAAATTGTCGGCGAACCGTTCATTTTGCACTTGCAGCAGATTCCGAACCATCGTGTTAGAGAAATTCAGGACAATGCTACATTTATCAGTAAAGGTGGAAAACCTTCTGCTGATACTTATAAACTTTATATGGGTTTTCTGATCGACGGCATTACCAATCAGGAATTCAATGATAAAGAAGTCTTGAAGAAGTTCAGAGCAGCTACTCGAAAGGACTTGTTTGAAGTTCTTTTCAATGCCGGAGAAGTTCAAGATATTGCGCAGGCGATTTGTGGACTTTGTGGGTTGGGAAATGATTTGACGGATAAGGTGGAAGAAGTAAAAAACTAATCGATTCTGATGGTGATGCCCAAGCAATGTACTGGCATTATGCCAGGCATAATTTAAAACCATCAGAGTATTATGCAATGGGGATCGGAGAGCGTACCGTCCTTCGGGCTTTCATGCTAAAAGAAATTGAGGAAGAAAAGAAGCTGCAAGATGATATTAAAAATAAGACGAAAGGAGGATAACCGATGGCAGAAATCATTGACTTGGTAATGCGATTAACTGATCACGTAACCGGAACGCTGGGAAATATTCGCACTCAGATGGAACAAACCGCTAAAATGAATCAGCAGATAGGGAGAAATCTGTCTAATGCTGGGCGACATGTAAATTCTCTTGCCAGTGCTATGGCTCCGTTGGCAGTTGGGATTGCCGGTGTTGGTGCAGTTGGTGTCAAAACTTTTATGGATTTCGACCAGACTATTACCGGAGCTGCTGTAAAAGCTGGGGCTACAGCTGAGGAAATGAAGCGGATGAAAGATGCCGCTGCTGCTATGGGAGCGAAATTTCCAACAACAGCAAGAGATGTTGCAGCTGGAATGGACAGACTTGCTGCAGGTGGATTTAATGCAAATCAAGCCATCGGTTCCATGCCAGGGATTATTGAAGCAGCCATCGCTTCAGGGGAAGACATGGCAGTTACATCGGATGTTGTAACCTCTGCATTGTCTATATGGAATCTCAAGACTGGTGATATTGCAGCAAATACAGTACATGTTGCCGACGTTATTCAAGCAGCGGCCAATGCATCTAAGATGGGTATTGCGGATTTTGGATTGGCTATGCAATATGCGGGTGCTCCGGCTGCAGCTTTAGGGATATCTATTGAAGAATTGGGTACTGCAATGGGCATTATGGCAAACAATGGTATTGAAGCGTCTTCCATTGGCACGTCATTACGGGCAACGATGGCCAGCCTAGCCGCTCCGACAGGTGATGCGGCAAAGACTCTTGACAGCCTTGGAATTAGTGCTGCTGACCTAAAAAAAGGTGATGGCAGTTTTATTGGACTAGCTGGAGCTGTCGAACTTTTGCGCAATAAAATGAGTGGGTTGTCTGATACAGAGCAGGTTGCTGCCGCTAAGGCAATAGCTGGAAAGAATGCATTTAGCGGGCTTCTTGCTCTTGTTAAGACAAGTCCTGAAGCGTACAAAGAGATGACTGATACGATTACCAATAGTACCGGTCAATCGCATGCGGCTTACATAAAAATGCAGGATACTTTAAAAGGTTCTATGGATGCCATGAAGAGTGCGGTCGAAGGATTAGGCATTTCTTTTGGCTCCGCCTTAGCGCCTTCAATCAGAAGCGTAGCTGATGCTATACAAGGAATTGCCGCAGCTTTTACAAATCTTTCGCCAGAAGCAAAGCAAATGATCATCCATATAGGTGAAGGAATTATTGCATTTACCGGATTAACCTTTGCAGTTGGGAAAGTCCTTTCTATCTCTGGGACACTTATGACTACATACGGACAGATCGGCCGTGTACTGTCTGGGCATGCTGTTAGTAACAAAGCTTTGCAATTCGCTGTTCAAGGTAGTGTAAAAGCATTCGGAATGCTGCGTATGGCGGGTGCGGCTCTTATGGGACCCATGGGACTTGTAGTTGCTGGAATAGCAATTGCGGCCTTCCTGATATATAAGAACTGGGATAAAATCGGACCGTTTTTTCAGAAAATTTGGGATATGATAAAAGGTGCCTTTACAGCTGCCATTAATGTAATTTCTCCAGTTTTAACTAAATTACAGGATGCTTGGGATACCTTGGTTAATGCGTTCCGGAATGGAACCGGTATTTTTGGTGTACTGAACACCATTTCTGATGTGCTGGCTGGAATTCTTGGAGGTGAACTTTATGCGGCTATCGTTCTTGTAAGTGGTATATTGACAGGTGCCTTTACAGCTGCTTTTGATATTGTTGCCGCTATAGTTACCGCGGCTATTGGCGTCTTCTCTGGGCTGATTGAATTTATTACCGGTGTGTTTACTGGGGACTGGTCTCTGGCGTGGAAGGGCATTGTCGATATATTCAGCAGTATCTTTGGGGGTATTCAAGGAGTAGCTAAAGGGATATTAAATGGTATCAAAGCAGCTATTAATGCGGTTATCGGTGGTATTAACAATATTGATTTCACGGTGCCTGACTGGGTACCCGTAATCGGTGGTTCTCATTTTGCTCCAAATATTCCTTACTTGGCACGAGGTACGGATAACTGGTTGGGAGGGCCAGCCGTTATTAATGAAAGCGGTGGTGAAATTGTAGATCTGCCGTCCGGAGCCAGAGTAATTCCACATGATCAGTCTGTACGAAGCGCTTACAATATGGGTGCGCGGTCCGAACGGAGAACACCAGCTATCAATCTAAATTTTTATGGTACAACTATCTCCAGCAATAAAGGAGATATCAAAGAATTTGCTCGTAAGGTGGCTCAGGAAATCCAATATCAAATGGAGAAGGAGGCCATCAATAGTACGGAAGGAGCAATTTAATGGCAAGTTTTCTTAATTTTGTAAATACAGCTTCCAGTGTTCTTTCTGATGTATTGGGAGCGTTGGGTGGCAATAGTGATGGATGCACGTTTACATTGGCTGGGGGAACAGATAGCGTAAGTTTTCCGGTGAGTCCATCTAATTTTAGCGTGATAAACCCATATAATAATACTACGGTTAATATAAACAATTTGGGTGATGTTAACATGCTAGGTAAGCGTGGCTTATCTTCTTTGAGGTTTAGTTCTTTCTTTCCAAGTCAGTCTTATACGTTTGTTCAGACACTCACAGCTATAGGGCCCTATGAATTGGTGTCTCAGATTAAGAGAATGGCGGAAAATAGACAGCCTTGTACGATATCTATTTCCGGTACAGATATTAGTATGCCAGTTAGTATTGAAAACTTTGAATATGGCGAAAAAGATTCTACTGGTGATGTATACTTTGACATCGAGCTGAGAGAATATAGGTATATTATGCCTGCATCTTCTGCTGCAAATAGCACTACGGCTCTAAAAAGTCGTGTGGCTTCCACTGGTGGGGATAAGCAGACAACATATCTGGGAATAGAAGCATCAAGTCTAGATGCTGCTCAGCGAGCAATTCAAAAGACTACAACTATTGCAAAACAAGGGCAGCGTGTATTGGGGCTATATAAAGCGATGGTAAAGTCCGGCGGTGTTTCAGCTGGGACTATCCTTACTACGACTGCTAAAGCAGTTATGAGTAATGGTAAGTCACTATATACGTTTTAGTGGGAGGTAGGTTGTTGTGTTGACTTTCAGATATAGTGATCCTCCGAAAACAGATGCAGAGGCTAAAGATAGCAGGGACAGTGGCAGTATTGAGACAAAAGATAACTACGACATCAGTAACTACATAATCAATGCAACGTGGTCTGGTGATAGCGACCAGGCAGCACGCAAATTGGAATTCACGATTGCTTATAATACTCCTGATAAAGATAAAGTATTTACCCCACTTAACCTTATGGTTGGTGGGTTTATTTATCTGTTTTATCGTGAATCGGAGAATACTGATGAAATTGAACTGTTTGAAGGGCGTATTTTTTACAGGAAGCGTTCTTCTAACGGCTTTGTTTTCGACTTTACCTGCTTTGATGATCTTATCTATTTAGCTAAGAGCAACATACGCGCACTTGTTGTTGGTACAGTCACAGCTGGAATAAACCAAATATGTAATGAGATAGGTATTCCAGTTGGAACGTTACCTAAAGAACTGACGGCAACCGTTAATTTTATTGCGGACGATAAAAGCTGTACTGAAGTATTAAAGATGCTGCTTGATATTCAACAAGCGGCGGATAAGGCTAATGGAAAGGACACTGCCTACTTTCCAGTCTGCATCAATGGCAAGGTTAATGTCATCAAAAAAGGTGAGCTGATTGAAGGGTATACAGCAACTGCCGATACTAATGTTTTTGATGCAGAACATTCCGAGAGCATTGAGAACATGGTGAATAGGATTAAGGCTGTAGATGATAATGGGACAGTATGCCAAATGTTTACCATTAATGATGATGTGAAGCATTTCGGGATGATCCAAAAAATCTATAAGATGCAACCGCCTAAAAAAGAGGAAACGGTAGACAATGTAAAAGCGGCGAAAGCAAAGCTTGTACGGCAAAAAGACGAATCTAGCATAAGAGGTATCGGTTATGTCCAATGCATCACAGGCTATGCTATTAATGTTCAGGAAGAGCAGCTGAAAGGTAAGTTTTATATTAAGAGCGATTCACATAGCTTTGGAAATGGACAGCACACGATGGACTTGACGCTGGAATATATTCCCGATGTACCAGAAACACCAACAATTGAGCAGGTTGATTATGCAACACCAGTGTTCAGTAGTTCTTCCGGACGAATGAAGAATAAGCGAGGGATTTCTAATGGAGCCAGTACGGTTGATTCAGGATTAATTTCCGGATGGAGTGCATGGGGCGGACAGACAATGGATAATGGATCCAATGGGTGTGCGGAATTTGTCGGCAAGTGCGGGAGCTATTACAGCCCCTTTTTGGCACAGGAAGCAGATAACGGTATTGTTGGTGTCGAAAGTATAGTCAGTGATGCGGACAGCGCAGGGCTGCTTTCTTACAACGTCAATGATTTGCAAAAAGGTGATGTGTTGGTTTATGGGAACAACAATCATGTTGTTATTTATGATGGAGAAGGTGGATATTACGGCAATAGCACAAGCCGGAATGTAACGGTTCACGGACGTGATTATATGAATATGAACGGATTACAAGTTACTAAAGTCATCAAGGCTAGTCAGGGGTGATATATGAATGAATAAAACAGAAAATCCTTATAAAGCACTGGTGTCTATGAATAAACAGATGGCCAAAAAGGTAGCATTACAGCCAACTGCGGGGATTGGTGTTATCGTTAGCCCGCCCCCAAACATTCAGATTCGCTATAACGGATACATTCTTGATTCACAATATTTATGGATTGATGAGTATTGGATTCCGGGACATACTCGACATATGGTCGGTGAAACTGACTATAAATCTGGCGGTTCTGGTGATGCAGCGTATGAAAGCCACAATCATCCTGTCGATAATGATGAGGCCTTAACAGATACGTGGAAACCCGGCGATAAAGTGCTGTTGATTCCGGTCACGGGTGAAGATAATAGGACGATTACGCAATTTATTGTTCTATGCAAACTGAAAAGATTGGATGGTAATTAATATGGCAAATCCATTTGTAATTGGACCGTCTGTTACGGAAACAGCTAGTGCTGGTTTACCCATCTTCAAGGAGTTTGCCTGGGATTTTGAAAAAGACCAGTTTATTTTTAACTCAGATGGATCACATCAGATTGTAGAAAAGAATGAAGCTGTTAAAATGTGGGTGCTACATACATTGCGAGTAGAACGGTATCGATATTTAGCTTACTTTGATGATTACGGAATAGAGCTTGAACCTTTTATTGGAACAGGACCGAACGATGGACAACGGTCAAGTGAACTATATAAATGCATCAAAGATGGATTACTGGTAAATCCGTATATTCTTGATGTTACTGCTCTTTCTACAAAATTAAATCATAAAAAAATAACTATGATACTGCAACTGTCAACAGTATATGGTAGTACGTCAATAGGAATCGAGGTGTAATTAAGTGTTTGAAGCAGAAACAAGGTCCGCTATCCTGGAACGGTTAAAAAAATACTATGCAGAGTTTAAAGGAACGGACGTAAGCGTTGTGGAAGGCACATTCTCCTTTGACACATTGGCTGCTAACGCTAAAGAGTTTGAAAAAGCTTATGCGGAAATGGACCTGATGATGGATGCGGCTTTCCCACAGACAAGCTGGGGCGTCTACCTGGACCGGCTGGCAGATGAACTGTCCGGATTGTCCAGAAGGGCGGCCACACCAGCGGTGGTTACGCTATCCATTACTGGTACGGCTGGCGCAACGGTTCCGGCCGGCTCATTATTCGCAACGCCCAGCGGCACGAACTTTGCCACTGATGAGGCGATGAAGCTGGATGATAAAGGCATTGGTACCGTAAAAGCGACAGCGCAGAGTACCGGAGCTGGCGGCAATGTGGCAACAGGGACCATTACGGTTATCCCTGTCAGCATTTATGGCGTGTCAAAAGTCACGAACGAGGCAGCTGCCTATAACGGTTATGAAGAAGAAACCGACGGGGCACTGCTAGAACGGCTGCTATTTGCCGTAAGACAGCCAGCAACATCCGGCAATGTGTACCATTATATTGAATGGGCCACGTCCGTTAGTGGCGTCGGAGCTGTTAAAGTGCTGCCACTCTGGAATGGTAACGGGACCGTTAAAGTAATCGTTGTCGATGCTAATAAAGATACGCCTAGTGAAGAACTGCTACAAAAAGTACGAGATACCATAGCAGAAAACGCACCAATCGGTGCGACTGTGACCGTAACAGCGCCTGTGCTTAAAACAGTCAACGTGGCGCTTAAGGTTACTAACGGAACGGGCGATGTGGATGCTATCAAAACTGCATTAACGAAATATTTCAAGGCCAGCGTGTTTGGAACAAACTACACCACACAGAAATCAACCGACACGGTGACCATCTCTTATGCCCAGATTGGGCGTATTATCCTGGATAACTCTGATACGACTGGGATAAATGACTATGATAATCTGACGATTAACAGCGGTAAGGAAAATATCATCTGCGCTGTGGATAATCTTCCTGCGGTTGGGACGGTGACGCTGACATGAGTGATCATAATTGGATGCGACAAAGCATTGTAGATATTCTGCAATATCTGCCGGCTTTTCTTGCCCATAGCCAGCAGTTCAAGGCTGCGAATGATGCGGACAGCAAAGAACATGACGCCATCCGGATTGATTTGCAGGATGTGTTGGACCAGTTCTATGTGAAGTCGGCTACCTGGGGCCTTGAACGTTGGGAAGATCTGTGCGGTATTTCCACAGACAAAACGCTCAGCGATAGTGTGCGGCGCAGCACGATAATCGCAAAGCTGCAAAACCCAAGTAGCGTGACAGAAGTTTTCCTGACGAACCTGATTAACGGATACATTGCGGACCAACAGGGGTATATCATCAGCTATCCCAGCGAGTACCGGATTGAAGTACTTTATCATGGCGGCCAGATTACGGACTATGAAAAATTGCGTACGGCCATTAGTACATACATACCGGCTCATATCGGGTATAAGTTGGTGACCATCACTACGGCAGATCTTAATTATCATGGCGCCGGTACCGTGCAGTGTTACCGTAAAAATATAGTTGACATGTCTGTAAAATGCAACATTAATATTGATGATTCACCAAGCTATATTGCAGGCGTAGTCGTTCATAATTACAAACTTATTAAAATTTCGGGGGGGCAATAGGCCATGGCTAAATTTGCAAATCTAACCTTTACATCTCAGGGCACACAGATGCTTGTCCAAGCACAGAATACCCATACACTGACTTTTACGTGTGGCAAGCTAGGAAGTGGGAGCATTACTGATAGCGATGACATCACAAAATTCACTGATTTGAAGTCACCGAAGATGAAATTGCCAATTGTAAGCGTTGATGATTCTAATCCAGAAAAACTTGTGCTTACGTTTGATACCAGTAATACGAACCTTGAAGAGGGATTTGTCAGTCGTGAAATTGGTATTTTTGCTAAACTGGATAATGGTGCAGAAACTCTATATGCATACAGCAATGCTGGAAATAACTATGATTATATTCCGTCGAAAGATACTCCGTCTGATGAAAACAGGTTGGTAGTTAATCTGGTTGTAAGTTCTTCTGCGAATATCTCTATTAAAATTGATAGCTCAATCGTATACGTTCACAAAAGTGATGTTGAGAGTATGATTAAGACCCATAATATAAGTGAATCTGCCCATGAAAACAGATTTAAATTGTTTGAAAAGATCTCAGAGTTGGGTAATGACATCATACAAAAACTGGCATTAACATCGACTGTTACCGCTATCAATGCGCTGCAAACTAACTCATGGTTTGGTCAGCTGTTGAAAATGGTATTGACTGCATCTGGTGTAAAATACAATATCGCACAGAACGGATACGTATGTTTGGGCTCATTTTTTGGTGGGCTAATTATACAGTGGGGATTAGTTGCAGATTATACCGGTCCCCATATAGTTGCTACGCTCCCCGTTGCGGTAAGTGAAGGGATACTGGTTTTAGCTGGCGATACCGGAGAAGCAACAATATGTTATGGTGCCCAATTTAAAACAACGAGATCAATAGCAATTTATTCAAGTCAGCCAACATGGACACAATCTACACAGTATGTAGCAATCGGAAAAATTTAAACAGTGGGGAAGCAGTGTACTAAATATAAATGGCATGACGCAATCCGTTCAACTTCCGATTGCAATTAATCTTGCGCTAGCCGCCAATGTATCCATGAGATCAGGTGACTTCCCCGGATATGTGGCTTGCCCGTATTGGTCAGAATGTACCCAAAACACCATTAATATCACTCCTGACTACGAAATTAATCAGGGGTATGCCGGAATTGGTCAAGCCGTTGTCACATGGATACTATTAGCTGTGTAAACAGTGGGGAACTACTGAGGCCCCAATTAACAATGTTGTTCAAGTATCGCTCCCTATTGCATTTAACAATCCAAATTGGGTTACGTGTGGTATCGGGAATAATGGAATAACAGATTTTTCTGATAATATTGTAACCTTATGTAAGGGACAATCATCTGTATCAACAATCTGCTTTCATACTGTTCATGAAAGTGCTCCATCAATAAGTTTCATTGTAATTGGCAAATAAAGAGTGATATCTAACTCTTGCCGACGGCAATCCATCGATAAGTTACACTTGTTGCACTTGCATTGTAAATCGTTGCCGTGGTATTGGTGCCTGATGCGCCAAGTGGATGTGCGCCGGAACCGACATCGCCCGCTAAAATCTGGAAGCACTTACCGAAGTTAACAGGAAATTGGATGATTGCAGATGTTCCGCTAACATCCCCATTTCCCCACTGTTTAATTTGCGGTGTTATTGCCAATAATACCCTTGATAGAATGGGGTTATCTTTTTGATTAGGGTTGATGTTCTTTGTAGCAGATATTTGCGTGTCTCATGTGGATGTGTCGTCAAAATAAGTGTAAAAAATCATATTTTGCCATATTGGCCCAGTATCAATTAGTAACAAACCAAGCTTGGCATAATATATAGGGGCTTTAAGAGCGGTGCGGTCAGTATCATGAACGTATTAGTAACAATCACCTAAGTGATTCGATACATTTCCGGAGTTGTCTGAGCCCCTTATGCGTATAGACCCGTTCAGTCACATCTCCGCCGGAATGACCAAGGATACGTCGTTTTGCTGTTTCATTGGCTCCGGCATTATCGAGCAATGTCGTTACCGTATGGCGGCAGTCGTGAGTGGTATGCCCTTGGGCGTTGATGAGTGCTATTATCCGCTGCCAGACAGTGCAATAGCGGCTGTAGGTATATGGATTCCCGTCAATATCACTAATCAATGAGGACCCCGAATGAATCATTCGGGCAGTGACCAAAGGGAAGATCCGGGAATGGATAGGGATGATTCGAATTCCGGAAGCGGTTTTGCTTTTTGTAATCCGGATGAAACGCTTTCGGAGATTGACGTCAGACTTCTGCAGATGCAGTAACTCCCCAATGCGCATGCCTGTGTAAAGCAAGATTAATGCAGTATCGACATCAGGAATATCAATATGACTCCATAGCCGGTTAATCTTCTGCCGGCTGAACGGTTTATGCGGCCGAATTGGCTTGTTCTTGCCAATAGATAGCAGAGGCGCATAATTCTTACTAGTAAGCTCAATCTTGCTGGCATGCTGGGATAATAACGAAATAAGAGAGCGGACCTTTTTACACGAGCTGTAAGATAGCCCGCTCTTTCTCATATCATCTATAATCCGCTGATAATCCATATATTTAAGATTCGCGAATGCTTCGTAGTGTAAAGAAGATAAATGGCGATAGGAGTTTTTATAGCTACAAAGAGTTGAGCTTGATGGGGCTGTATCTGCTACATGTGCAGGCAGCCAGCGGTGGTACAGTTCGGACAAAGTGATTTGGTGTCCGGGAAGGGAACGATGACGATGAATCTTGTTGTAATCAGCTTGAAAAATTTCCGCATCAATCTGATTGGTGAAATACGCAACAGGCTTTTGTCTACCGTTTTCAGATATTACAAAAGCAAACGGACGCCTCCGGTTCCCGGATAATTTCTTAATGGAGCCATAACCATTGGGCTTACGCATAATAAAAACCTCCTTTATGGAGGTTATTTTAGTACAGGAGGATTAAATATATGAATGGTACGAACGTCGATTATTACGCATCTGGATTTGATGCAGAGGGTAAACGCGTAGGTTCTCTTATCTGTGACTTTGACCCCACGAAAGAGAAAAATGCAGATAAGCTGGCTGCATTTAAGGGAAAAGCAAAAGAGCTCTTTGATGGGGCTGTCATTGTAGATATCATCACCGCCGAAGACTACAATCTGTACCTAACCGGTGACTATATCCGAGGCGCGGCGGGCAAGCCTGTGCCATATGCTGCCCCAGAGCCAACGGCCGAAGAAAAGAAAGCTGCCCGGAAGGCAGCGTTACAGATCCAATACGAAGCAAATAAGAAAAATCTCATGAAGTATTATTTGTCCGCTGCCATGGCCGGTGATATGGATACACAGACTGATCTGAAACAGGAACTTGCTGATCTAGATGCGCAGTTTGATACAGATGTAAAAACAATGGACGAATAAGGAGGAATTGAACCATGGCCTTTAAATTAAAAAAGAGATGCGTACGCTGCCTGAAGGTGCTTAGGGATGATGGAACTTGCCAATATCCTAAGTGTTGCCTGTATGTAGCTGAACCGCCTAAGGAGCTTTCTGCAACGGATACTACCGCAGGTGCGGCAAATACAACTTCGGATACGTCTGGTACTTCGGTGCCCGGGGAGGCTAAATAGTGGAATGGTGGCAAATGCTTTTAGCAGGAGTTCCTTCGCTACTTTCCGGCATCCTGCTTTATGAATGGAAGCAGCAACGTAATCAGAGCAAGATTGAAGAAACCGAAAAAGAGCAGAAGCGTGTAGCACTGGTAAAAGGTGTAGAGGCACTTTTACGCGACCGGCTCATTATCGGTATGGAAGATTGCATTACAAAAGAATATGCGCCGATCAGTACGGTAGAAATCCTTGTATCTATGTATATGGCATATCACAATTTAGGTGGTAATGGGATTGTAACGGAGGTATATAAGAAATTTATCAGGCTGCCCCATATACCACCGGACCACCAATAGGAGGCGATGGATTTGTTTCAATTTGAAAAAATTGATATTGAAAATATTTTAGTCATTATTGCGCTCTCGGTGAGTTTGATAATGGCTATTTTTTATGGCTTGGATAACTTGGCCATGAGCATAGTGACAGGCCTACTTGGGTATATTGGTGGAACAATCAAGAGTAATACAACGAAAGGAGGTGAAACCAAATGAACATATTTATCAATCCGGGCCATGCGCCGAATGGTAATCCAGACCCCGGTGCTGTAAATGGTACCACTGGTTTGAGGGAATGCGATGTAGCTCTGGCAGTAGGAAATTTGGCGGCGAAATACCTCATTGCCGCGGGCGTGAGTGTGACAAACGTCTTTCAGTGTGATGATCTGGGTGAAATTTGCACACAGGCGAACACCAGTGGTGCTGACCTCTTCATTTCTATTCACTGCAACAGCTACAATGAACCAGGTCCTTCCGGTACCGAGACTTGGGCTTGTGCCGGAAGCGATCGTGGCGGCAAACTGGCTGGGTGCATTCAAAAACAGATTGTAGATACTTTGGGAACAATAAACCGTGGTGTCAAAATCGCCACACCTGGTGTTAATGGCCTCTACGTGCTCACCAATACTGATGCACCGGCTGTTCTGGTAGAACTGGCCTTCATCTCTAATAGCGGGGATGAGAAATTGCTTGCTACAAGGCAAGACGAATTTGCCCGTGCCATCGCCAGAGGTGTAACCGATTTTCAGATTCTTTCTATGTAGAGGCGGTGCCGCATGATTTTTGATGAAGTATGGACAAAGGCAAAGCAGGGACTGAAATACCTACTTTACGCGTTTCTGGCGGCTTGTGTAGTGTTTACTGTTTATACGGCTATCCAAAAGTATAGAGAAGTAAACGCCGCGCCAGAAAAGACAACCGTAGAAATGCCGTATTCCGATACGACGAATTCTAGTGCTGTAAAAGAAGCACTAGGTACAGATTCGCAGGAGACAAAGGAAATTGTCCGGGAGATCCAGTATATCCATGATGGAGCGACGGCTCCTGAAGTAACTTACTATGTGACAGCACCGACGCTTGAAGATGCTGCTACGAAGACAATAGCGCAGATTAGAGCTAATAATGCTGCTATTCCTGACACAGCTACAGAGAAAACGGATAAAACTATTGTAACCGCAAATATGGAACAACAGAAGGTAGATGTGTATAAGATTAATCTCCGGAATAATCACAAGGTAAAGGCTGGTGTTCTGGCTGTCAAAGAGCACGTGTATCCTGCTGTCGGTTATCAAACTGGACGTTTTGATGTAGCCGTTGCTACAGATGGAAGGAAAGTTAAAGGTGGATATGTCATGTACACCGTCGCTCAATGGTAAGTGTTTAATATGTAAATAGGAGGAAAAATTATGACTATGGAAGAAATTAAGAAAGATATTGTGGCTAATATCACTGAATTTGTGACTAACGATGCAAAGAATGCTGCTGTTGCCTGGTTAAAAGATACTGCACTTCCTGCAGTAAAGGAGATAGCTGATTCTTATACTACAGCACTAAAAGCGGATGCTGAAAAAGAGACTGGTTGGAATAAGTTTCGTGATTCCGCATTCCTTCCTACTTTAATTTCTGTTGTACTGTGGGTGGTCGATAAACTGTTGTCTAAAATGATACCTGCAGACCAGTAA